TTGTTCCACCTCCTTCACTACCAGCATATCTAACTTTAATATAACCATTAGCACCATCTTGTGCTACACCACCACCGTTACCTGGAGATTGTAGACCAGCAGTTACAGCAATATTCTTTCCTACTATTGTTACAGATGCACTAGCACCCTGACCACCGCCACCACCATTATTGCCCCATAACGTGACACTAGCAGTAGCAGAAATACTTACATATCCATCACTACCTGGTGATGCTCCATTTGCTGACCATGTTGCCGTACACATATCTGATCTGTATCCAGAATCTCCACGTTGTCCACCAGATCCACCACCATTACCATTATGACCTACACCAGCAGTTCCACCTTCACCACCGTTGGCAGCTCCGTTTGGACCGCAACCGCCTCCACCTCCACCGCCACCACCAGCGGTACATCCACCTTGAGTTCCGTCAGCACCATTAACAAAGTCCATCGCAGATGTCAAAGAGTGTAGGTTAGTACCTGCTGATTGACCATCACCACCAGCGTAGCAACCATCAGTAGTTCCACCACCGTTGTAACCACCACCTGATCCACCGCCGCCGCCTCCACCGCCAGCACCGATGAATACGTTACCGCCGTTGAAGTAGACACCAGAAGCACCACCACCAGCACCACCTGTTGCACCATTACCCCATGCACCAAGACCAGAGTTACCACCAAATGCTGGACCTGAACCACCTATAGAACTAGCACCACCAGACTCACTCTCATATCCAGTACCATTAGCATAACCATCTCGAATGTTCTCTCCTGCTTCACCTGGTTGTCCAATTTCTATACCAATAGAAGATGGTGCTGCTATCAGAGTTGCGGTAACCAATGCACCATTAGTTGCTGTTCCACCAATAGCACTACCATCACTAGGATTATTCGTTGAACCTGGTGGTTGAGTTGATCCTGCTTGACAACCAGAGTTAGCATTGGGGTTACCATTACCTCCACCAGCTCCAGATACTGTAACATAAATTTCTCTGGAAACTTCACCAGGAAGTGTGCCTGGGTTATTCCAAGTTGTGTTAGCAGTAAAGGTTTGAGAACCAAGATCAGTTGTTGTAGTAAAACTACTTGCACGACCATCACCACCTGAAGATGGTAATTTAAATGGTCCTTCTACATCTCCACCACCATTTGTTTCACTCTGTGATGTTCCTTGAGTACCACCAGTTTGTCCAGCAGTTCCTGGTGATGATGAATAAGTAAACCAATCTTCTTGATCTAATCCTGCTGGTAATGCTATCACTCCACCTTGACCACCTGCACCACCATCAGAACCTTTCTGTCCACCATCTCCACCATTTACTCTAACTTCATATGTTGTACCATCTACAGTAAATATAGCGTATGCATATCCAGCATCTGTTCCATCATCATCACTGGTTGCACCACCTCCACCTGGAGCAATCAAATTAATTTCTATTTGTGTTACTTCTCCAGTAGATGCTGGAACTGGATTCATAGTTATAGTTCCTGGAGCTAATAACTCATCATCTTGGAAAGTAACACCTGATCCTGGAATTATTATAGTTGTTGCTTTACCACCAACAATAGTTTGATTATCAATAGTATATGCTCTTGGTGCTGGTATTGAAGCAACATCTTCAAATGTTCCAGCAGCTAATTTAACTGTTGGTGTACCACCAGCAGGAGAAGTTGCGGGTGGATTTGGTTGTGAAGCTGATGTTGGATCATATTTAAATCCACTGCTAGTTAATCCATCTGCTAATATCTGAAATGATCCATTATATTCTGCTGGAGTCGCACCAGTTATAGTTATCCAATCACCAGCAGAATATCCATGAGGTTCTGCCGTTGCAACAGTACATTCATCATCAGGAATAGAATATGTAATACTTGTTATTGTAAAACTTGGTGCTGATGTAACATACCACTGTGGTGGATCTCCACCATCAGTAGAACCAATACCAGCAGTATTACCATAAGTTGCCATCTTACCATCATTTAATGGCGATCCAGATAATCCATGAGAATGACCTAATGCTATTCCTCCAGCACCAGATGGTTCAAATGGTATAATATTAGACCTAGACTTAGCATATAAAGCAGCATATTGATCAGCAGGAACACCACCAAATTCTGCTGCTAGTGTCTCATCTGGTTCAGATGATAATATATTATGATAGTGTTCAACTGGTCTTGAGAATATATGATCTTCAACTGGACCAATTGTAGTTGTAACTGTTCCTGTAACGTATGATGATATATCTGCTTGAATACCACTATAACCAGTTGTTTTTACATTACCAACATCAAAGAATACTCCACCATCTATTAACTGGTTCTGTGCAATATACCAAGAACCACCAATTTGACCAACAACGTTCTGTAAACTATTTTCTATAGTTGGAGATCCTAATCCATCTACTGAACCATACCCTGCAACAATCCTCTCTCTATAATCTGGTAAGAAAAAATTACCAACATTATATGGAGCATCCTCTAATCTAAAAGACTTAAATACTCTGAGGTTAGGCATAACACCAGTTGTAAAATCAACTGTGTTCTGTGGTAGTGTAGCAGGATCTATTCCAGTTGGCCATGTTGCTATTTCATAGCAAAATTCATTAGCACCAACTTGTCCTGTAACAGTCTCTGTTGGTTCTTTAGTTGTATAATACGTATTAAAATCGAATACACCTGGTCCAATTGAACCAAATCCTACACCAATACCAAACTGTGCTGATGCCTGAGCTCCTGATCCACCAAATGCATTACTAAGAGTTATAGTAAAGTTTGCTTCATCCTTACTTAAAACAGTAGAATTAACAGGTAATGTTACTGTTCCATTATTACTCATCAATTCTACAGTTTCACCAACAGCCATCTTATTAATATCTAATGCTGGTATAGCAGTTATATCGGGTGATCCAGCAGCAATATTACCAGTAAAAGATGTAGTCTGTCCTACTATCCTTACTGAAGCACCATAAGGATATGGCATTTTTAAAGTAGCATTAACACCTGCATCCCTATAAAAATTTAAAAATGCTTTATCATTTATCCAAAATAATTTTCTTAGTCCACCATCACTTGCTGGTTGTGCAGGTTGATATTGTGTACTACCACCATAAGTATTCAGTACTGCTTGATATAATATAGGATAGTCTCTAATTTTTAATTCCCTTCCATCACAGTATAGATATCCTTCATGTGAATACTCTGGATCCTCATTACCAACACCAGAATTTACGTCAACAAGAACTGGCAAGATTGAACCAGGTGGCTGATGGTATGCAGTCTTGTCGTTATAATAATTATTATATCTGTTGCGATGTGAGACAGTCATTAATATTTAATTAGGAACTCTTGTATAATATAAGGTTGAACGAATTGATCCGCTTTATTCTCAGTATTTACTTGAATACTTATAGTTGATTTTAAATCAATGGCAGGTATAAATGTGGGATTAGTATTAACAACATATGTATGTTCTGTTGCTGAAAAATTAACAAAATGTCTGTGTGTACCATCATTACCAGTAGATTCTGTTTGATTGGTTACATTGTTAATAGCAGCATAATAAGCAGTATCTGTTGAATCAGCAAATCCATCAAAAGGAAGGTTCTCCTCAGTATAGTTAGTAGGTAACACACCATTAACCATACCACCATAAGAACCACTTAAAGATTTCTTAGGATCGCACTGAAAACCCCAAGTACAACCAGGCCAACCTGATGCAGAAACATTAACAGCAATAGTTCCTTGATAAGTAACAGTACCACATGTTGATGTTTCAGTTGGATCATTATCGTTTCCTGATGGTGAACCACTACAAGTACCACTCCATGTTGGAAAAGCACATGTATATCCTTGAGGAATCAAACAGTTATTAGTTGATATAAAGTCACATCCACTGAAACAACCACCGTAATATGTTCTAGTACATGATGCCCAGTTTGATTGTACCTGTTCAACACCTGACAATCTATACTTAGTAGCAACCAATAAACATAAATTTTGTCTTGTATTCTCAGCCCATTCTACTACACATAACGTAGACTTTCTAGTATATGAATTTCTACCAAATATTGCAAACTCACTACCAGTTGATGATGCAACCCTAGTTCTAGTTCCATCATGGAAGTGAGCATGTGGCATAAATGCATTCTGCAATACATCTATACTTTCTGTATAGTTACCAGTATTTCTACTAAAACCTGGTTGACCAGTTACTTCTATCTGTTGTGCTGGTAAGAAAAATGATCCTTGATACAATATTTCATAAGATGTTCCTATATTACTCTGAACATCTAGTCCAACTCCAGATTTAGTAATAGTATCTGGTGGTGTGTTATCATCTTCAATATAGAGATCAATATAATCTCCTAAGTTAGCACCACTGGATGCTCTGATCTTCTTAGATCCTAAGTCTGGTAATTGAAATTGATTATCTAATAATGTTTGTGTTGGTTTTCTATATCTACAAAGTGTACCAACTCCTATTATTTCTGCTAATTGTGGGTATATTTCCGCAGCATATATCCCACCATCACATCTTAAGTATCCAGCAGGTAAATCTTCTTTAGTATTCTGATCATCTGGATCATTAGATGTTAATTGTTTAGACCAATTAATGATAGTACCTGTTGTAGTACCTATCTTTGATTTCTCTTTATTATAATATACTGCCATTAATATGCCCTCATTATTATCAGAGTTGTTAAAGACGGTGTATTAGGGTTTACTTGCACACTTAATGCTTTGTCAACACTTATTGGTGAGATAGTTCCTGTCGTCATATTATTTATGAGAACAGTACCAGGAACTCGCATCTGACCCTTATTCATGGTGACATCAATAGTAAAATGATTGTGTGATACAAAGGACTCTGAGTTCCAAACATCTGCTTGATGATTTAATGTAACTGGATATGGATACGACTCACCAGCTTCAGCAGTACCACCAGTTCTAGCAATATCTACGTCAGCATTTTCTGTGTAATAATTTCTTTGACCTTGATATGTTCCAACTGGAGGAAATGGAGCTGTTACTGCTGGCATCTGTTGGTTAATAATACATGTATTTGGATCAGTATATCCTCCACCATTCTCTGCGTCACCTGTATTAGCATAACCTGGAACAAATCTACCAGTACCAGGAATTATAGGGACGTTTGCAGCAGCATTTGTATAGTCTCTCCAACCTGACATATCTGGTAGAGTTTGACTTCCCTCATCATACCAAGTAACCTTTGCTGTACCTGGATTAAACTGGTCTGCCTGAGATTCATTGGGGTTGACTGGTACTGCACTAGCAGTAGACCATTGACCATCTTGAACCTCATAGTTTCCTGCTTCAAATAATCCTACATATCCACCTGCAAGAATGGTTGATGGATACTTATTATTTTCTGGTTGTGGGTGACTGTGTGCTGGAGTATGATCAACACCCAATTTTCTAGGAATAATTCTAATTGTATCAAAATAAACAGGATCTTGAACTGCAAGTCCTGTAATCTTACCTGCTAATTCACCATCTGTCTCAATAGAAAAATTAACATCAATATATGATACAATATTTGTCAACGGAGAAGCATCTGCTCCATTCTCTGTAACATATGTACCTATTACTGCCATATCTGTTGGAGGAACCCTTGATGATTCAATATCAACAAGAGCAGTCTGATTAAGATTAGGTAGTGTAAACAAATCAGTGTCAGTGTATGCAGGATAACTATTTTGTATTCCTACTGGAGGTCCACCTGCAACTTGAAATGGACCATATGTATTACCTAATAACTGAGCGAGTAAGGGATACTCATTTGCTTTAAGTGTTTGACCACTACATGTGATCCATCCTTTTGGAACAGCATCATCAGCAATTGCCGATGAACTGGAAGATCCAGTCCAAGGCATTATGGTTCCTATAGGAGAAACCTTTGATGTTTTTATCCTATTATAACTTGCCATTGATTAAACCTCCATCAACCACCAGCCTAGAACAGAAGTTGGTATTCCAACTTGATCATTACTATCAGTTGGTCCGAGATATATTAGAGCAAATCCAGCATTAGGTGTTTGAACAACCAGTTCACCCGAAGGATATGCAGTTAATCTATCACCAAGTAATGTTCCTGTGTTATCTCCTTGAATTGGAGTTCCAGAGGATTCTGGAGTTCTTATACACAACGTTGTATTGTAACTCAGTTGTCCACCAACCTCAACAATCCTAACAACATCACCAGTTGTAGGAGCAGCTGGTAGTGTAAGAATTAATGTAGAAGTAGATTGAACATTGACCATGTATACAATGTTAGCAATCAATTGTAAATCAGCTTCTAATGATGCAGATGATAAGTAACGTGTGTGTCTACCACCTGTTGCAGTATAGAAGTTATCAATACCAAACGAAGTTATTGAATTATCTTGTCTAATTGCAAACTTCTTAGTTCCACTAGGACCGAGATTCTGAACAGAAAGTTGTTCAAATGATGTGGAAGGAACTGTAGTAGATTCACCACTGATTGTGAATGACTTTTCAGAACCAGCATTACCTAAGTTATCAACGAAGAATGATGGTGTGTTATTATCTGGGTTGAGAATAACGTTCTCTGGGTCACCACCCTTGAATAGATAGAAGTCACCTCGTGATACAACACCAGCGTGCCATGTCATCAATCCAGAGTGATCAGCGTGACCATCATCGTTGACGAATGAGAACATTCTAGTCTGATTAACAGAGTCAAAGATCTCAATACTACCACCAAGCATTTTCAAGTCTTCTGATATATTCAGAGTACCAGTTCTGAATGGAATAGCACCATCAACAATCTGTTCATTCATCACTGACTGATGAACTACTCCATTTAATCTGCCTCCAACAGCACACCAGAATACAGAACTGCCAGTTGCATCAGCGAACACAACCCAGTTGAGATAATCAAGTTTCTGCTGTACAATATATCCTCTATCAAGAATAGTAGAGTTGTATGTAGAAGAAGCACCAGACTTAATTCTAGTTCTCTCCTCAGAATCCATTACGTTAGCAAACTCTCTATGCTTAATAAGTCTCTTAACAATGTTACCACTTGCGAATACTGCATTGGCAGGATCAAATGGTTTGTCAGTATATAATCCATCTCCTGCCTGTTCAATAACAATTGTTGGGTTAGCACCTGTAATTACTTGAGTAACCTTACCAACAAGGAAGTCACCGATACCAGTTGCAGAAGCAGTT